CTCTAGGCTTTCCAACTGAGAGTCTGTAATCTCTTCGTCCGTTAGGGAATTCATCATCGAGACTAAGTCTAGAAGGTTCGACCCTGATGGTAACTGCTGTATCGCCATAGCCAGTATCTGTGATAGCTCTGGTGGTAACGTAGACATCAGGTTCTCCAGCACTTCTGAGTTCACCTGTAGCCCTGATTCGTTCTGCGTTTCTTCTACTGGTGTGGTGGTAGACGGTAACTGTTCCGTCTGGGTTAAGGGGGAGTCCTGTGCCTTCGTCAATGTTTGCGTCTTCTCTTCCTTGTTGTTGGAAAGTTTCGCCATCTGTTCGTAAAGGTATTGATCTTCCATCATCTCGTTGTGTTCCTGTTGTCCGCTCCTCGGATTGTACTGATAAGTCATTGTCAACCTCCTGTAATGCTGATTGTATATCTGCATCTGATACGCCTAGTCTAGCAGCAAAATCTACAGCAGCGTTGGCATAATCAGGTGCTGCATTGTCTTCGTATCCTGTCTCAACAACTGCTTCTTTTAATTTTGCAGAATCGTATAATTTTTTTTCTGGATACCAAACAAGTGCTTGTAAATCTGACATAGTAAGATCTTTTACGTCTTGTTGCAAGATGTTCAACACTTGTGTAAATACTTTTTCTACGTTTCTTCTTTCTGGTGCTCCAGATACAACTTCTTTTTGTCCATCTAAATCTTTAGCTAAACCATTACCTCTTTTACGCAATAAGTCACCAAGGCTAATTGTTTTATCACCTTTTTTAGGTTGACCCATTATATCTATAAATATTTGTTTGTTTTTTGCATCTTCCGTAAATGTTGCTATCTGCATCATTGCAGCACGATTAGCAGGTTTTGTAGTAGATTTTTCTATTGCTATTGCTACTGCATCTATATCACCTAATGTAAGTTTTCTTTTTATTATTGCTTCAAATGCCTTTTTCTGTTCTTTAGACAAAGATCTGATAATTTGTTTTATATGTTCTCTTTTAATTTTTGCTTGTCTAGTTTTGTCATTAACTAACGTACCTGTCATACGACCCCAAGTACGCATAGCCCATCTGTCTAATGTTAATTGTTCATAGTTACCATATAAATTTGCAAAAAATCCGTTACCAATTTTAGGGCCAATGATTGCAGAACCATATACTAATTCTTCCATACCAAAACCACCTGTAACCTCTTTCCCGGTAAATGCTTCTACTTCTCTGCGTGTATGTTTTGTTTTCATAAATTGCTCAACTTCTGCAAAACCTTTTTCTTCTATAAGTTGATTTATAGTTTGAAAACTAATTTCCATAGCTAATCTAGATTGACCACCTTCCGGGAAACTTTCTGGTAATTTGCCATTTTGATCAAAATATTCATATGCAGCACTTGCGTATCTAAAGTTTGTATTAACGTCTATACCGTTAGATGTAGCTGCTAACGCCCATTTAAATGCAAAACTATGTTCTATATCAGTTGCAATTTTTGGGTATGCAAGTGATATGATTTTCATTGCTTTTGTAACTTTTTCGTTATACCAACCGACAGCATTTGCGTTTTCTCGCAATGCAAAACGTGCATCATCTAATAATACCTGTACAAGATATTTATCTCTTTCTATTGTTGATTTTGATAAATCTATCCCTGCTTTCTTAGCTTCATTTTTTACACGGTTTTGTATTTCTAATTTAAATTGTCGATTAGTTGCAAAAGGTTTACTTTTTGCAAAATCAAAATTTTCTACAATTCTTGCTATCTGAAATACAGCTTGTGGTACTAACTTACCTTGTTCTTGTTGCTTGCCTTGTTGCTCAAATGTTTGTAATTGTTGCTCGTATATATTATCTACTTCTCTAGACCAACTACCTTTGTTATTTACTGACTTAACTGCATTAGGATCAAATACAACAACTTCTGTAACTTCGTTTGTTGTAGGATTAACCATTAATACACCATCGTATCCTTCACTTATTAATTTGTTTTTATAGTTATCTCTTGCAGCAATACCGCCTTCTTTTATTTGTCTTTTTCTATTTTGATCAGTTTCTCTATATGGATTTTCTAAACGCACATATAAAGGCATAACAACACGATCTGATTCTCTAGCACCTGTGCGTACACTTTTTTGTCTTGCATATCTTTTTGCATGACCTTCATTAAGTGTTAAATATATACCTTTACCTAAAAATCCCATATCATATTTGTTTGGATTATCTAAATCAAAACGATCAAAACTAGCTGTAGTACCGTGATATGCAATCATTGGTGTGCCATCAGCATTTTTCATTTTTGATTTACCAAACCAATTTTTAAACAATGTTGATTTGGTTCTTATTGATCCATCCTGATTAAAAAAGTCATCGCCAAAAGTTTTTGGTTTTCCTTCAAATTGAACACTATATAAATATTTATTTAAAAATTCCTTAATGGACATATTAGATCTTTTTGCAAAAGTTAAAGCAAAATTCAAAGGTAAATTTGCTAGTGCAGTTGCAGATTCTTTTGTGTATTGACCTGTAGCTATTAATTGTTCTTTTATTTGTTTTTTATATGCTCGTGCTTCTCTTTGTGATTGTTTAAATTCTTCTGTTCCTTTTTTTATATCACTTAATGCTTTATCAAGCATCTCATCTTTAATTTTATAAACTTCTTGAAATTCTGCTTGGCTATATGTTTCCGCACCAAGACGTATATGTGGCCTTAATATATTATGAAACTCTGTACCTGCAACATTTGCTAAATAATCACCAGTTGTAATTTTTATATTTTTACCAACAAGACCTTCTTCATCTGCTCTTTTTAATTGTTCACTAAGTTCTGGAGAAAACAATTCTAATTGTTCCATTGATATATCATTGTCATCTAGTTGTTGTTGAAATGTTTTTGCGTCTATATAAAAATCTTTTACACCATTACGTTCACCAACTAAATCCATATATCTTTGCCATAAATTTTTATTTCTTTTTAAAGTCTTGTCGTTTTGTGTAATATCAAGCATTTTGTCGATATATTGCTGATCGCTATCTGATTGTCTTAAATTATTTGCAGTACGATAATAACCACCACCAGATGTCAAAATACCAAATGTCAACATACCTTTTGTAGTATCTGCTAATACGTTTAGTATTCTTTCTGCTGTTTCTTCTGCTGATACGTTTGTAGTTTCATAGGTAGCCATTTCAGCAGCTATGTTGTAACCAATAATATTTATAAGTTCTTGAGTAACTTCAGTTGCATTTTCTGTTAAGACATTTTGTGCTATGTCAGCAAAAATACTTCTTGATACAGAATATTTTGTAAGTTGTTCAAATTTATCGCTTAAACTTACATTAGTTGCCTTTCTCAATATTCTTTTATTAAACATATTCCATGCAGGTTGTAGTTTTTTATCTAATCCAGATCTACTTATAGAACCTGCAAGCCATTTATTAGAACCCATTCCTACTATGGTTTTCGATGTAAGCCTACTACCTGCACCAAACAAAAATGGCAATCCTATTCTTTCAACTCCACCTGCAAGTAAACCCACAATATGTGCTTGTTTTGCAGCATCTTCGTGATTTAATCCACCAACTCTTTGTATTGCATCTAAATAAGAATTACCACCCTCAACCATATATGAGTTAAGAAACATATAGTTGTACGCAGCAGGTAAACCTGTTGTAGCTCCAATAATTCCACCTACTACTGTGCCTTTACCGGGAACAACACTACCTGTTAATGCACCAATTTTTGCATTTATTTTTGCAGTAACTATTCCTGTTGTTGCAGCAGCAGGTAAAGTTCTACCCCATTGTCCAAAATAATATCCACCTGCTTCTAACCAACCAACACCATCTGCGTTATACAATCCAATTTTTTTATCAATTTCTTTTATTCTTGCTAACTTTTCTTCTCGTGTTTGTTGTTTGCTAAATGCACCAAAAATGTCAGCAGCTATAAATTTTTTAATTCTATCGCCTTGGTGATATTCGTTATTTTCATCACCTGTCATTAATTGATATCCTAATAATCCTCTTTCATTTGATAACCAACCTTTATGTATACCTTGAGGTAAACCTACAATTTCATTTTTTACAAATCGTGGTATTGCTGTTAGTGACCTAGTTGTTGTGTAATATTCTTGTAAATGTTCTATATTGTCATGTGCTAATGCAGCAAACTTAGGATCTTCTAATTGTTTTGCTAGTACTGGATTTATTCTTGCAAAATTTTGATTTAATATATATTCTTCACGTTTTCTTTTTTTTATATATTCAAAAGTTTCGTCATCATCTTTAAGATCAAAATCTTCTGGCAAATTAAATTGTTCTTTAAATCTTTGTATTTCGCCTGCTTTATCACCATTAATTTCGCTGACAGCTTTTAATGTTTGCCTAATATTATTCCATTGCTGTTCTTGTTTATGCCTTGCATATTCATAATAAATACTGTCATCATCTTCATTATTAAAATTATTATTAGTACTATTGTTTCCTAAATCTTCGTATTTAATTAAATTAGAATCCATAGTTTAATTACCTCTCATCATGTCTATCTTCAAACCTTTTTTATAAGCATCTGTATTTTTTGGTCTACCTGCCGTTACATATTGTTCTGCTATATTTTCATATGTCAAAGGTTCGCCATTAATTAGTAAATATTTCATAATTTCACTTTTAACATTAAAAGGTATGTCGTTTAAATAAACTGTTTCATCGTCTACGTTTACATACAACTTATCAAAATCTTTGTCCTTTGTTGCATATAGTGGCTTTGTATTATCTTTAAATCTGCCATCATATATAACGTCATCAGTTAAAATTTCTTTTAATATTGCTTTTCTTTTGTCATAAGTTATTTCAATGCCATTTTCATAATAAAAATTTAATCTATCTCTAAATTTCATTTTTAATTTGTCATATCTAATAGCGTCTTCTGAACCAGATCTAGCATCAACTAATTTATCAAGATTGTTATCTCTTAAACCACTATTAAATATTTCAGTATCTACTTTAATACCTGCACTTTTTTTACTGTTTGATTTGTTTCCGTTTAATTGGTTTACATAATATTCATAGTCACCCGGATTTAATTTATGTCTAAACGATTTTAATTTAGTCTCGTCTTGCAATACTTCAACATCATTAGTTTCTATTTCATGTATTGCATCTACGTCTGATACTGCCGGCTGTCCACTTTTTAATATTTTTTGATCTTCTAAAGTAAAACTATTTATATCAATGCCATTTGCTTTTAACATTTTCCATCCATCAGGTTCCGAAAAAGCTATGTCTTCTGCTTGTGTATATGCAAAATTGTATGTTTCTGTTCTTTCTTTATGTATTTTATTGTATTTAAATCTAAGTTCTGTTAATGCGTGTTCTTGTTTAACAGGATCTTTTATAGTATCTGTAATTTGTTTTTCATAATAATTTAACGGTGGTAAATTAGTTTTAGGATTTACTTTTACATATTCTTTGCCGTTAACGTATTCATAATCAATATCATTATTAATAACAAGTAAATCATTAGCAATTGTATCTACATATGTATCTGCTTGATTTTTAACAACTTTTATATCTTCTTTCAAAGTTTTTATTTCTGCTTTTAATTTTCTTTTTTTCTCTACATATACGCCTTTACTTTTCATTCTACTGTTTCTTTCTTCTAGCTTTTCTAATTTTTTTGTTAGTTCTTGTACTTTTGGAGTGTATGCGTTATCTATTTCAACAAGAAATGATTTATTAAAATTTTTCATTACTGTTTTATTTATTTCTACAAAATAATTAGAATCATTGTTATATCTTTCTTTATCAATATTTGCGTCTTTAATTGCGTTTGTATACAACGAATCAGCTTTTTTTACACCTAATTTTTGTATTGCAAATAAATGTGCTGTTCTGTGTTGAGGAATAATTTGTTCATATTGAGGAGAATCTAGATTGTAATATTTTGATGTTGCTCTAATCTGTTGTAATTGTTCTACATTTTCACTTTTAGTTGCTTCTAAATTAGGCATTAAATCAGCATTAAATCCATCTATAATTGAAGATCCGTTGCCATTATCTATATTATTATTACTGTCTAGTTTTAATAAAAAATTTGTTGAATGTAAAAAATTATTGTCGTTTGAATTGCCTTCGTAACTTAAAACATTATCACATATTTTTGTAGCACAATATTCGTTTTCACTTTTTTGTAGTTCAGTTAAACTTTTAACAACTGTTTCGCCATCAACAGTAACTATTTGTTGATCTCCTATAACAAAACCTTCTGCGTGTTTTGCAAAATATTGCTTACCTAAAACTTGTTGATTATTATTTTTAAACCATTTAACAGCTTCATTATGTATTTCGCTTGTGTATTCTTTTACCATGTTTAAATATTGAGCACTAACTTCTCCTTTGCTTGGATCTATATTCCATCCTTTGTCTATAGCATATGATTGTATTTCTACAATGCCACTACCAAAAGATGTCCAATGTTCGCCACCCGGATCATTGAATCTAGTAATACTTTTTATTGAATCTAATTGATGGTTATCAATTTTTGCTTCTGTTTCTTTTTCTTTAAAAATACGTTGTTGAGTTAAAGAATGTTGAGTTATTTTTGATTGGGCTGATTTAATACTTACTTGAGCCATATTTTCAAGCATATATTTAACAACACCATTGCTTGATTGATCAGTATATGTTTTTAAAATAGTCTCAAAATTTTTATTAGTGTCATCAAAAGCTGTTTTGTTTTTACCTTCTTCAGTTTGGCCGTTAGGTAACACAGCTTGTGCTCCTTTTAAACTTGTATATTTATTAGTTTCAGTTTCTATATCTGCGTGTAAACCGTTATATAACCTTTTTGCTTCAGCATCATTTAATTCATCATCTAATTTTTGTATTATCTGCCCAGTTTGCTGTAATGCTTTAGCACTTCTTTCTATATCATCAGTAACAAAATCTTTCATTGGTTCTACAGAAGTAGCACCAAATTGCACCTCAGAACCTGCTTGTTGTTCTACTTGTAAATTTTGTTGAAAAGGTACTCTTGCCATAATTATGCTCTTAACATTGATTCGGGTAAACTACTAATTAAACTAGAAGTGCCTGTTAAAAGACTACTGGTCATATTCATAAATGGATTAATTTGTGATGCTGAAGAAAACATATTGCTTGCACTCATTCCGTACATACTTCCTTGTATACCTAATCCAACACCTTCTAACCGTTTATTTTCTACTGCTCGTACTTTATTTGAGTTCATAGTATTTTTATCTATTTCTGCAAGTATGTCATTACTAACCATTACATCTCTATTACTACCGTAACCTCTTACACCACCTCTTGACGCTATTGACACAACACCTGCGGATTTTGCAGCCCCTTGTTTTAATCCAAGCATCATTAATTTTTTGTTATATGCTCTACTTATATGTTGTGCCTGACTTTCTTTCATGCGTTGATTAAACAACGCCATATCTCTTTTATGTTCTAAACTTAATGCTAAACTTTTTGTTTTATATTTTTCTGCACTTGCAGCATAAAAAGCACCTATACCACTACTTAACGCACCAACACCTTGTGAAATAACACCAAATTTACCAAGGTTAGTTAAATCTTTAAAACTACTTGTCATTGTTGTACTTACCTCAACGCTTCTTTATTTTTTAGTATATATACATAATATCTGTTTATGGTCACACTATCCACCTACAGCGGCTTCTAATGTAAGACCTACAACTGTCAAAGGTAATGGGTCAGTTTGACGTACAAAAAGTTGTCCATTATCTTGCCATTGTGGTGTAAGCATTATTTTTATATCTTGAGTTTTTAAACTTGGTGGTGTGCCATATGGTTCTGTTGTACGTTGTTTTGCTTCTACTAATTTATCTGCACTAGGACCTGCAAAAATACCAGATGATTCTAATACTCGTAGCCAAACATGATTTAAATTTTTCACTCTACCTTGTCCTAAAGCTTCTACTTGTAAAGCTAAAGGCAATGTATTTAAATCACTTTCATAAGGCAATCCTAAATGCACAACACTTGCCGCACGTTCTAAACTTATTTCACCGCTTGATACAACTCTTTGTGGATGTACAGCACCGTCAGCTAAAATATTTAATGTTTTACCTTCTAAATAATCTAAACCTGATATTTTATCTCTTGCCACCTCATAAGTTGTAATTGCTGTATTACGCAAACTTACTGGTAAATCTTTGTCTAATTTTGCTGTAGCAACTGTTTGGCTAGATGTTTCAAGAATAGTAAGACGATATAAGGTAGTACCATCAACTATTACTATTGCATCGTTTTTATCAGCAACGCTAGGTGGTGCATTAAATAAGTTGTAATTTACAGTAATAGTAACAGTTTCACCTTTTGTATAATTAGTACCATTAGATATCGTAACTGTTTTGTTTGTATCTGTATTAATGCCATTGTAAGTTGAACCTGAATCAACAAAAAAACTATCACGTTGCGTTGCAAATAATCTTGTACCCATACGCTCTACATAACGTTTACTAGCACCATTTATAGTTCTCTTAATAACGCAATAAGTAACGTCATCATCGCCTTCAGATACACAAGCAACGCTTTCAAATAATCCATCTGTATCATGTTGATGCCACGCACCTATTTGTTGTTCTGGCACATATGTAAGACCTAATAATTTACCGTTACTACTTATCGTCCAAACGATAGGTATTGGTGATTTTGATAAAGCCATATCTAATATTGTCAAATTATCAAACAGATGTGGAGCACGAAGAGATAAATCACCTGTAATAAAACCATTTGCTTGCCAGTTATAACCTAGTTCTCTTACATGACCGCCACGAGCAGCACTATATACCAAACTATTATTTACAATTACTGGTTGTGTATTATTTGCACCAACATATGATTGTGGTTTTACTGATATAGATGTAGGTGTTATTGCATCACTATTAACAGAAGTTACCCTCCATTCTGCTGACCCAGTAAGCATAAGTAAATTTGTTAATGGAACTATGTGTCTTATAGTATTTGCTTCACGAGCAGCAACTCTAAACTCAATACGGTCATCATCTCGTATAGGTAAACCAAACGACATATTACTTTCTGTACCTGATTTAGTCATCCATATACTTTGTGGAGAATTATTTGGCCCTGCAAACACTCTGCGTTGCTCAAAATAAGATACAGCACCTGGATAATTACCAGTTCCTACAAAATCGTTTTCATGTATTGGTGGTGTCCTAGAAAAATCAGGTGCAATATTATCATCAATAATTGTTGTGCTAGTAGTTTCTCCAATAAAACCAAAAATACCACCTTGATCTTTATATACTCTATATCTACTAGCACCAGTTACTGCGTTCCATGTAATAGTATTTTTAGCTCCAGTCACAAATATGTTATTGCTAACAGTTGCTGTACTTGATTGATTACTTTCATCTATTAAATTTGTCGCAATTGCTGTAACAACATAATTATGATCTAGTTTAGTATCAGCATTAGTAGTAGTTGACGGTGGTAAATAATCACTAACAGATACTCCTGTAGGTGCTGCTATAGGACTATCAAAATTTATTAATTTTAATTCCCATTTTGTAGCACCTAATCTTCTTAATTCTTTAGGTGGATGCAATGGATGCACTAATGTTAATACATCAGCAGATTGCACATAATGAACGTCAAACAAATCTGCTTCTGCATATGAATGTGGTATTTCATAAATATTAGGATTTGTAGGTAATTGATACCAATTTGTAGTATTAGGTGGTTGGCTATTAGAATGTGCAGTTTTTGCGTAATAATTTACACCGTTATATAAAGCTATATCTCCTACTACATAGTTTGTACCACTATTCCATGCTGTTCCATTGTCATAAAATAATGTTTGCCCTTGCGTATGAAACCTAAAATATTCCTCGCCAAATTCAAGCACCATTGTTTGTGTTGTATTAAATGTAAAAGATATTAATCTTGTTGCTTTAGTACTATTTTTTACTTCTCTTACAAAAGCAAAACCGGGTCTATTTTGTGCAGGTCCTTGAGGTTTGGCAACAAAATTACGCATTATTGCTGCACCTTGTTGAAATTTAGTATCGCTTATACGACCAAACATTTCTGGTGATATTTCTCCTCCAGAAAATGCTTGTTTAAATGTGCGTGTAACTGGCATTTATTATCTCCCAGAAGTCCAAGGAACTATATGTTCTACCGTAATATCTCTTTGTAAATTATCTGATTGTTTTGCCTGTGTTAAATAATTAGACATCATTTGTATACATCGTTTTGCTTCTGCTGCTCCTTGATCTCCTTTTATTACAGGACCTGCCAACATAGAAGCTAAATTCCATGACAACGTTAAAACAAATAATGGTGAAAACAAAGATGGATCAGTAATAAATGCCTGATATCGCAACATTGCATTTTCCTGATTGGTATATATTAATGATCCTTCTATAGCAAATTGTTGTGGTGTATATTGTCCAGCTACAATAGTAGGTGCAAAATTAGCTGTTAAATTACCAGGAGTATCACCAGCAGACATTCTTGTAGCGTAATCATTTTCTGACGATGGTGATAATATTGCAACAGGTGACATCATGTCAGCAGGTGCAACGTATGCATAATCCCATTGCTCAATAGTATTTGTAGTTAATGCTAAATTAATTCGTTTTGATGCGAAATTCCATGTGTGCAGTTCTAACAAAGTATTTCTAGCTATCGGATAAAAACGTGCAGCTTTTTCAGCTTGTGCTGATCCTTCTGGTGGATTTATTGAAGCTATTGTTGCATCGTCACCCAAATGAGCTAGGGCAAGGTTGCAAATATCTACTTCTGTTGCCATGACATCTCCTAATAAAAAGGGAGGATAGCAGTATTACTACTAGCCCCCTGTGAATAAATAAGAAATTAATGCCTATTTATTTGCTGCTTCAAGTTGACTAATAAGAATTTCTTTTGTTTGTCTTCTATCAAGTTCTAAACCGATAGTACGACCATAAACTTCAAGCTCTGCTTTTGTCATTGCTTCATAATCAATAACATCAGACCCACCAACAATTTCAATGTTAGTGTTTGGCTCTCCGTTATATTCAAACTCTTCATTAGCTTCTCTCATGGATTGACCAACGAAACATTTAACTTTTGCTTTGTAAATAGGCATAAAATCTCCTTATTAAGCTACGGTAAAACCAGAAGCATAAAATTTTCTTCCGTCACCGATTGTTTCTACTACATCAGCAGTAATTGTACCAGCGTTGAAAGTACCAGATACTGTATATCTAGCTCCAACGTATCTTTGGCCTTTGCCAGCAATGTCTGGATTAAAACGTACTACTACGTTTTTACCTGTTGTTAATGCTGCTGTAAGAATTGCATCGCTGCTTCCAATTACAGTAGGACTAGATAAGTTAGCGTTAGCACTAGTAATAACTTCAAACTTTACACTTGTACCATTTGCTAATGCAGCAGTAACCGCAAAGTTCATATATAAAGCAGTACCTTCACCAATGTCTCTAGCTGTTCCTAAATCAATAGTGTTAGTAGATACAGCAGTTGTGGTAAGTGCTTGATCTTCGCTCACTCTGAGCAGTTTGTCTGTAATCATTTTGGATCTCCTTTAATAATAAATAGATTAAACAACACGAGCTTCGCTGTTTATCAAAGCATCTACTCTTCTTAGAGGAACACCTAAGAATGATAGGTAACTTTGTGCTGTTCCAAACTGTGATAAACCTTCTTGTATTGCCAAGACGTTTTGTGACTTATCAAGTGCTGCAACTGACATTCCAGAATGAACAGTTCTATTCATATAGAATGCTGCTCTACCCATAGACATATTAGGTATTCTGTATAACGCTCTAGTTAAAAGCTTAATTAGATTTGTAGATGCACTTGCAGCTTGTGTGCCAGTACCTGCTACTAAATCAGAAACGTCAATATTGCAAATACGAACAACGTATCTCCAATCTTTTACAACTAAACCGTTTTTCCATTGATAACGAGTAGCAAAAGCTTGTAACCTTGTACCGTCACTATTGTAGACAGTTTGCTCACCAAGGTCTTCGTGTGTTAAACCTGCTTTAGAGCCTTTAGGAAATGGGCAATATACTGTTTGATCACCCCAACAAACTAAATATACAGATGCATTATCAGAACCTGATCCACCTGCATCAAGAATGTTTACTGCATTATCAGCAGATAAATCACCATATCTAGGTGCTAAACCTAAAAACTTTTTGGGATCAGTACCAGGATTGCCGTAAAACATTGTTTCGGCTTGTGTCTGGTTCATTGCTTCCAAGAACGCAGTATCTTCAGATAAACGGAACTGTGCGGTGTTACCATTTAACATCGCTAAGTCTTTGTCTACTTCAGAACGAGCTTCCA